TTGGAACAAATCCTCTGTTGGCTAATTTTACAAATGAGTCTGTTAATTCATTTACTTGAAAAGGAGTTTTAGCAGCAAAGTCAACAATTTGGTCCATTGCTGCTTTTGCAGCTGAGTTACTACCTAAAGCGGTAGTAAGTACCGCCTCCATCTTTTGAAATTCAACAGTAGTATTAAGAATCGCTTTGCCAAAATTTATTAATTGGTCAACCGCAAAAACGCCAGCCAATTTTGCACCTACCTCGGAAAAGGTGGAAGACATTTTTTTTGTTGACTGAATCGTTTGCTTATTTGATTTGTCAATTGACGAATTAACTGAGTTGACCTCTGACTTTAGGTCAGCCATTGCCTTGTTAAATTCTTTTAACTGGGCGACAATGTCAACATTTAATTTTGCGCTCATTTTATGGTCTTGGTTATCGTATCAAAATTGGCTTCTTCTTCAAATTTAAGGTTTTGCCATTGTAGTCCAATTTGGTACGCTTTCTGTTTTTCTTCTTCAGTAGGAATCACAACTGGCTTAGCATCTAGCAGTGGAATTTTCCAGTACTTGTCAGGCTTTCTAATTAGGTCAGATTTCTTTGTAACGTTTACATTGTTAAGCTGCACCCAAAGCGTTCTAAATAAATTCTCCTCTTTGCTTTGCCGCATAGCATAACCGTAGGCAATGGACTGATACTCGGAAAAAGACATAAAATAAAAGGAGTCAGGTGCAATACCTAACTCCCCAATCGCGTAATGGCAAACGTCTCTAAATGTTATTTTTTTTTTGACTCTCCAGCGTCTCCACTTGGATATTCCACCTTTGTAATTGCGCTTATTCCTTGCATGATAACAACAACCACCTTGCCAATTTCGTCTGTCGGATTTGTGTCCACCCAATCAATGATGTCAACAAGTTCTAAAGTAAATTCTTTGTCGTGGTAAAGCGCATCGACATACAAAGCCGCATAAATAAACTTAGCGATTGCTTTAATTTGACCAACGCCTGTCTTTGTTAGCGCCTCGATTGTTTCTTGGACGTCGTAGCCAAGACCTTCGCTAAAATGCAACAAAGCACCCATACCAAATTTAACGGTATAGGTGCTGCCATTAATTGTAATTATTGTTCTGCCTGTGTGATTCATAGGCGAAAGATAACACTAATTAAGTTGATGCTGGTACTACGGTTGCCTTTAGTAAAGGACCTTTTCCAGTAAATTCTACTGAGTAGGTTACTGCTGCTTCCATTTCTGCACTTACAGAGATAGAGGCAACAGATGCGTTTCCGTAAAATACTAGGTCTCCAGTTACATTAGTTGTAAACTTTAGAGCCACAACAGTACGACCGCTCAAAAGGGTGTAAATGTCTCCAATGTTGTTTGTGTCGTCAAATGCAACCAATCCGTCAGTAGAAACTGACCAATCACGAAGACCAGCAATGTGGTCCGCCCAGCCTCCATCATCTTTGCAAGTTGCATCCGCAAGGTCAACGTTTACAGATAGTTCTGAGGAGGTTGCGCATCCAATCATTACGTTGTTAAGATAAACGTTTAGGAGCGTTCCGTTAAATTTTCCAGTAGTAGGCATATTTTTTAGAGTTAAATGCTATTTTTTTTTAAAAATAAAAGGACTTGGAAAAAATGCAATACAATAAAAATTAGGTGTAGACCAAAAAGTTGCCGTCTTGGTCAATAATTATTTTAAATAATTCGTCAATAATAAAGCGCTCGGCTGGTAAAATAGTTGGATAAAGTCCGCCAACACCTTTAAAACTTACTGAAATACTTGCCGCTTCTTCCATTGGTGCTGATTGGCTGATTGATTCAATCGTTGCTAATCCAATAAAGGTTAAACTATCTTCTTGTCCAGCTGACAAATAAACTTGCTCACGATTAACATAAGCGGTGTAAAGGTCGCCAAAAGAATAGCCTTCTTGAATAAAAAGTGAGTCACTTGATAAGGACCAAGACCCAAGCTTTGAAATATGGTCTGCAAAAAATCCTGACTCGTTGCTTGTCTTGTCCAACTGGCTCATTTCAGCAGACAAATTGTAAGCCGTTGATTTGGCAATTCTAGCTAAACCAACCGAAACAAATAAAGCGGAGCCGTTAACCTTACCCATCAATCCAATTTTCAATAGTCATGATTTCCCGATGTACAATATTTGTATCGGTAATGCTTGAAAGGCTGGTCTGCTGAACAAGTTTAGCCGTTACAATTTTGCCAACTTCTAGCGCTAAATAGTTTTCAGGATATAGGCAAACAATTTGCAAAATAGAGTCAGCAATTGAGTCAGCATCTAGTCGACCATAAGGCGCAATTCCTGCCGTTACAACGTCCAAAGTTATTGTGGTAATGTAATTATATTCTTGGTTGTCTTTATCGTCTTCTTGTGTCTGATTTGTAATAAGAATATAAGGAAAATTAGCCTCGTCAGGAGCAAAGGTATCAAAGCAAAGAACTGGCGCACCTTTGTAGGTAATTGTCCCATTTAAAGCGGTCCAGTAAGCCTTGCGAACAAACTTTTTAATATTTCTCATTGTTTCTTTTTCAATAATGTAGTTAAAGTTTTTTCGATTCTTTTAGGCAATTCTGTTCTTTGCTTAAAAACTGCTGGGTAAAAGAATGGGTCGGCATCAAAGTTTCTCTTGCGTCCAGTTGTGCCTTTAAATTGCTTTGCAAAGGTTTTTAATTCCGTTGGCACTAAAACACCTCCACCAGTTCCAAACTCAATATAAGGCGCGTAAAATGCTCCTACTTCAACTCCTCCACTAATTTGGTTTTTACTTACTTTAATTGGCGTTGACTGAATGCTTTGCTTTAGCGCTCCAGTATCAACTCTAACATTTGAAACTGCCTCTGACTCAATTGCAAGCATGGAATCCTCCACCTCTGCGCGTACAAAGTCAGCAACGTCATCCTCTAAGTCTTTTAAATACTTATAAAAGGCGTTAAGGCTTTTCTTGTCAAAGTTGATACTTACCATTAATCTCGCTCTTTAGCAATTAGCTTAATCATTCTGTCGTACTCAAGCACGTCAATTATGTTGTCAATAATTAGCGTTCTGCCAGCGTAAACAATGTGCATTGACTTGGTAATTGTAACCAAGGGATTGTCTCGGATAATTATCTCCCAAGCGTTTTTAATAACCATTTGGTCCTCACTATTCTGTCGAGTTCCATTTAGATTGGTAACCTTTGCCCAGCACGTATAAGTCACGCCCATTGAAGAGTAGTAACCTCCAAATCCGTCCGCAAATAGCGTTGGGTTTAGGAATTGTATGCGCTCGCGTAAATCGCCAGCTTTAAGTTCGTTGTTAGTCCTCATGCACCAAACCAGTTGTAAGTTTTGTAAGGCATCAACAATGCTTTTACTCCCAAAGGTGTTTCTGCCACAATAGTTCCAACAATAAGGTCTTCACGTCGCTCATACATAGTATTTACCAACATTTTAATGGCAAGTTTAATGTCTTCAGGAACCGTTGTAAATCCAGCGGTATAAACCATTTTAAACTTAAATGATTGGTTTGCGCTTGTTATTACAATTTTTGGAAACAAGCCAATGTTTACTTGGTAATTTAAAGCCGTCTCTACGTTGTTTTGGTCAATTGTCACGACTTTAGTTATGTCGCTTGCAGAAACTAAAGGACCGTAAGGCAACTGCCACTGGTAAGGAAAAGAAAAAGAATCAATTGTAACAGTCTTACGAATAATTGCTTTACCCATAAATGACTCGCATTGTAGTCGAGCCATTTTTATAAGGCTAGTAATTAAAGTATCCTCAAAACTGCCGTCGATTCTAGCGTATTCTTTTGCCTCTGCCAATGTAATTGGCTCGGTAACTGGTGCAATATCTGCAAACTGGACTGCATAGCCAGTAAATGACAGATTGCTTGGTGTATATAATAAATCACTCATTGTATGGTTTCTTTGCTTTGTCAACGATAAAATTAAAGAATCTTTCCAACTCTTGGTCTTGGTATTTCAAACGTTCCTCGGCAAGGTTTCGCATAATATTTTGATGAAAGTCGTAAAGTATTTCGTCGCTCATTAACTCCTCAATCTTCGCAGCCATTCCGTCAAGGTCATCACGTTCAAAATATAATCCAGCTGCGCCTAAACATTCCTTTAAACCATCCGTAGGCGTGCAAATAACTGGCAGTCGATTAATTGCAGCCTCTAATCCTACACGTCCATAAGACTCGTAAAACGATGGCACAAGAACAATGTTGGTTTTGCCATAGATTAAATGCACATCGGGAGTTTGTGCGACATACTTTAGATTTTTTAAAGTATCGTCCATAATTTGCTCTCCATAGCTTCCAAGCACGCCAAGAAATTTGCGTTTAGGCAACCGCTTAGCCAATTCAATTAATATCTGACCGCCTTTGTTTTCGTTGCAATTAATTAAAGTAATGTATTGCCCATGCTTGCGGTTGTACTTTACATCCTCGGGAAAAATAGGAGGCTTGCAAATAATCGAGGCATTTGGGTAAGCGCCGTTTTGTACATTCTTTTCGTTTGCTTTATTGTTGTAAACAACATGAATGTTTTGCGCTTTAAATCTTACGTTTCTGTAATCGGAATCGTTATGGCTTAAAAAAATTAATTGCTTTTTGAATTGCCTTGCCCAGTTAATGGCAACACCTGTATTATCCAAATGGGTAAATATAACGCTTGCATTTTGTAAGGCTAAAAAAAAGTCGTTCGAATAGTAGCCAGTGATAAATTTTATAAAAGCAAACTTTTCGCCGTCGGGATAAATTTGACTTTCGGGTAAAATCACCTGAATACTGCATCCTTTTTCGTGCAAATATTTGGCGTAGTGCTGGACTGTCCACTCCGCTCCTGAGTTATGCGTGCCTGCCCATGCGTGTACAAAAAAAACTATATTCATACCTTTTTTTTTTGATTTGTTGAAAGGTATTGATTTTTAAATAAATAAAAAAAACCCCGACGCTTTTGTCGGGGTCTTAATCAAACTAAACACCTATTTACTTATACTGCGGAACCGTTAGCCAAAGCAGCTGCAAATGTTCCGTAAACGATTGACTGAGTAGTGTAAACTGCCAAAGCAATTCTCTCCTCAACGCGTACAGTTACAAAGTTCTTAGTTACGTTGTCAGCATCCTGCTCAAAGAACTCCAAAGTTACGCCTTGACGAACAAACAACTGGGAACCTAGTGCAAAGTCACCAACGAAGAAATCACCAGCAACAACGCCATTAATTGCGTAAACTGGAACGCCCATAATAAACATTTGTCCACCTGACATTGTAACATAAGAAGGCAAGATATATGCTCCGCTAGTTTCCTTAACAGATACCAACTGCAAATAGTCAGACGGGTTAATCATGATTGCGTTTGGCGCATACTCGTTCTTTGTAGTTTGAACAACCGCAGAAGCCAAAACGTCAAATCTGTTAATTAGAGTTCCAAAACGAACGGTTGTCCAAGCGGAGCCGTCAGTTGCAAAACCATGCAAGTTCTGACCAGTACCGCTTCCGTAAAGAAGTTGAGTATCTTCTACGTTTAACAATTTGCTAGGCGCACGGCTAGATAGGTAAGCAATAAGACCCGGAGTATCGTCCAACATTTCTTTTGTCAATCTCATAAAAGTTGGGATTGTACGGATGCTTCTGTCTACTGCGGTCAAATCGAAATCTGACTGAGGCTTTGCAGAACCTTGTGCAGTTGGTGCAGCAGCGTTGTCGTAAGCTGATTCGCGCACGAAACGAATAAGGTTGCTTGAAGTTTGACCAACTGGCAACAATTGACGAACGTTTACTTTTCTGTTTGGAGTAAATTTCAAATCAGGTACGCGGTCTGCTGGGATAACTTCGCCAGTGTAAGCGTTTCCAACTGTCATATCAGAGCCTTTCAATTCAAGGTCCAACTTTACTTTGTTAGCGTTTCCGTTTTTGTAGTTTCCAAATGCGTCAGAGTTAAATGCCTTCTCTAGTTCGCTTGAGAAAGAATAACTTTTAGCAGACTTAGAAAAGCCAGCCTGAGTTCTTGCATCTACTCCGTCAAGCTGAGCCTGAAGAGCATCAGCTTTCTCGTTCAACTTAGCGGTTTCGGCAGAAAGTGACTTTCTGAACTCCTCACCAGCTTCTTTCATTGACTTTACGTCT